GAGTTGGTGCAGATATCGTAAGACAATCATAATAAACTAGAAATATGGTAGGGGTGTAAAAACCTCTACCTTAACTTTAAAATAAATAAATATGGCTTGTACAAGTTTAACAAAAGGAAGAGAACTACAATGTGATAGAATCGCAGGTGGCATAAAAAATGTTTATTTTGGGGTTTATGATGATTTTAATGCAAATGCTACAACAGGTGAAATATTAGGTACAGGAATAGTTATAGCATCAGGTGAAGTTACAGATATTGAAATGGGTGGTAACGACTTATATAGATATACATTACCAAGAGGTGAAAGTAGTTTAACTGAAACTATTGTAGGTTCAACAGAAAATGGTACTATTCATTATACACCACAAATCACGATTAAACTAAACCACTTATCAACTGCTGACCAAAACCAAGTAAGAATATTAGCTTTGAATAAATTAGTTATTTTTGCAGAACTTAACCAACTAAACTCGGCTGGTAAAAATGTAATTTTAGCAATGGGTGTAAGAAACGGTATGCGTTTAAACAGTGGTACTAATTTAAGCGGTGCATCATTCGGAGACCATAACGGTTACTCTTGGACATTCGATGGTATGGAAGAAAACCCAATGTCTGTAGTTGCAGATTATACAACAACACCGTTTGACAACACTGCATTTACAATTAACAGTGTAGTTATATCATAAACTAAATAAAAGTGTTTTTAAATAAAGGTGGTTTTTTACCACCTTTTTTTATTACAATACAAATAAATACAATGTTTTTCTATTATATAGTATGATACAACTAACTTACAATACAGTTGCAAAACCAGAAAACATATATTTAGCCACAGAAGACGAAAGAATAGATACAACAGTTGCTAAAGACCAGTTAGATTTTTTGTTTAAATTAACTAACGATATGACTGGAACTATAATATATGTTTATAGTGCAAGCGTTAGTGTATTTGATAGATATACAAAGCTAAATTTAGCAGCAACAGACATTACAAACCAAAATTTATTTAACGGTTTTTTTAATGGCTTACCAGTTGGTTACTATGGTTATGAACTTTACGAACTAACCAAAGAAAGCAGCGCTAGTATATCTAAGACGTGTTCTACTGCACCAAAAGAAAGTTCTGGTGTTGTGGGTAAGATAGAAGTTAAAAACCCAACAGACGTAATATTTACGCAAAATTTAACTGGCAAGAATGACCTATATAGCCAACAAGTTACAAACCTTAACGCTGGAAACTTAAATTTAGAGTTAGACAATCAATGTAACGATAATATAACAACTAGCGCAGTTATAATTGGTTCTGATGATTCGCAAAGTGATAATACAAGGTTTTTAGAAATAACAAGCGTTACACAAACATCAACTGGAATTAATATAAATTTACTTTCTAAAATGCCAGTAGGACACTCTTACAGTTTTAATGTTGGTGGTGCAGCAGAAACGCAAGTAACAAACATTACTACAAACCCACAAACAACATCGCATAGTTTTGCGCAAATAGGAAGTCCACTATTAGCTGCAAATTTAGTAGTATGTAAACAATACAATCAAACAGGGGGTGCAGCTGGCGGAGGAGTAATAGTTGGCACAACTTTAAACATCAGGCCAGTAAGCAATCCAAGTAGTTATTTTGGTATTGCAGTAGTTTTAGCACAAAACAACGTATTATTAGAACACGGAACAAGCACAGTAAGGGAAAAAGGTAACGCATTTATAACTGCGGTTTATGGCGCAACTGCAACAAGTACAACAAAAGGTTATTACACTTTAGAGGGTAAAGTAACAGAAGGCAAAATGTATATAAGTCAAGGCGAAGAAACATTAAAAGAAGTTACATATAAACAACACGAAGAACCAACATCAACAAATTATATATATTACGGACAATAAATAAATAAAAAATGGCAATAGAAAACGTACAACAATTATTAGTAGAACAATTAGGTAAAAACGGTAGCACAGAAATATTCACTACGGCTGCACAAACTGGTAAAGATTTTTACGCAGTTTATTTTCCAGTTACATCAGTGGTTAGTGCAATAACAGTAGCAGATGCAACTGGTGAAAGCGCACTACAAACAACGCTCCCAGCTGGAACGACACTCTTTATGAATATAACTGCAATAACATTGACAAGCGGTATTGGTATTGGTTATCACGAAGGACCAACAACATAAGATATGTTAGGATTAAAACTAGGTAATAGTATAAACAAAACTGCAACTGGATATAATATATATTCTGTTGATTTAGATGGCGTAGACGCTTATATAGATATAGGAGAAAGTAAAACGTTAATTAGTGGTCAACGTGGTTCTTGTAGTGCGTGGTTTAAAATTGATACAACTAGCACCAGTTCAACTATTTGGCAAGCTCGTGTAGATAGTAGCAATTACGTTAATGTGTTTTATCATAATGGCACTACACAACTTAGAATAGCGTATAGGTTAGGGGGTTCAACTAAATTGGCTTCACACACAGTTGATTTTGAAGATGATGGTAAATATCATCATATCCTAGCAACTTGGACAACTACAAGAATAGAACTGTTTATAGACGGTGTATCACAAGCGGTTAACACTTTTTCTGGTACATTTACAGGAACATTTGCAGATAATATGATAGGACAAAACACACTTGGGGGTAATTATTTACACGGTAAAGTAGCGCAATTAGGTTTATTTAATGCAGTTGTTGGAATATCAGATGTATATGTTGCAAACAGTGAACCAATAGATTTAACAAGCAATCAATATTTAGTTGCATACTATAAATTAGATGAAGGAAGTGGTACTGTTGCAATTGATAGTAGCGGTAACGATAACAACGGAACGTTAAACAACAATGCAACTTACAGTACAGACGTACCATTTAAAGCTGGATAAATGAAATATACAATATTAAATAAAGAAGAATTAAATAACGTTGATTTTACAGAGGTTTTAGAAACATCACAAAACACATTAAGGTATAACAACGCAAACACGCAATTTTTACTTAAATTTGAAGGTGATACGCCAGAATTTTTAGTAGGCAAAACACTGTATGATTATGAAGGTATTATGCAAATATTAAACAGTCCAGAATGGACGCAACCAACTGACTAATGAAAGAAATTGTAAATATTAATTTAGGCACAGAAACTGCACCGCAAGTTCAAGAAGTACGTGGTAAAGATTATATTGAATACGGTACGGATAATTGGAAAAACTTATACCCACAGTTCTTAATAGATTTGTACTACAATAGTTCAACTAATGCAGCTATAATAAACGCAACAAGCGAAATAATAGCTGGTGAAGATATAATTATAGATGATGAAGATGAACGTGATTTAGATGCAATGGTTAAGCTTAAACAGTTTATGGCTAACCCTAATACTAACGAAACACTACACGAGTTAGTAAAAAAAGTTGCATTTGATTTTAAATTACAAGGTGCATTTGCTTTAAATATCGTATGGAGTAAAGACAGAACACAAATCGCTGAAATATATCACGTGCCAGTAGAGAAAATAAGGGTTGAACGTCCAGACGCGATGGGTAAAGTATGCGCATATTATGTAAGTGCAGATTGGGGCAATACAAGGCAAAATAAACCATATAGAGTGCCAGCATTTAACATTAATGATAGAACAAGTGCAAACCAAATATTATACAGTGGTTTATATTCGCCAAATATGAACAGTTATTATACGCCAGATTATCTTGCTGGCAACAATTGGAGTCTAATAGACCAAAAAGTATCAGAGTATCATTTAAACAATATAAGTAATGGATTCAGTGGGAGTTACTTCATCAGTTTTGCGAATGGTATCCCAACGCAAGAAGAACGTTTACAAATAGAACACAGTCTAAAAGAAAAGTTTACTGGAAGCGAATCTGCTGGGCGTTTTGTACTGACATTTAGCGAAGATAGAAACAGGGTGCCAGAAATAACACCTATTGCAGTTGCAAACGCAGATAAACAATTTTTAGCATTGCAAGAACTTCTCGTGCAAAACATTCTTACAGCTCATAGAGTTACAAGTCCTATGCTTATGGGGATAAAAAACCAAACTGGACTTGGTAGCAATGTTGATGAATTAAATAGCGCTGCAAATTATTACCTTAATACAGTTTGTAAACCATACCAACAACACATTATAAAAGTTTTAAGAAAACTGTTTAGGGTAAATAATATGGATATGCCAATAAGCTTTGTACAATTAAAACCAATTACGTTACAATTTACAAGCGAGGATTTAAAAGCAGTTATGGAGCAAGACGAAATACGTGAAGAATTAGGACTTGCACCACTAAACGAAGAAGTTGTTGTAAACGAAGAACTTGCAAAAGTTGGTGAAATAGATGGACAACCAGTTTACAGTACAATTGAAGAAGCAGAAGCAGAAGCAGAAAAACTTGGTTGCAGTGGTTATCACGCTCACGAACTAGAAGGTCGAACCGTATATATGCCTTGCGCAAAACACGATGATATACAAAGGTTTTCTAATAAAACCGTTTTAGAACAATTTATTGAAGATTACGGTGAAGAAATACCGCAAGGTTATGAACTAATAGATGAAGAAGAAGTTGTTAATGAACACGAAGATTTTGATTTTGAAGCTGAATTAAATAATATTGAAAAATTAGAGTTGGCTTCTACTGGAAGAGCAATACCAAATACTAGAAGTGAGCAAGACGGTTTAAATAAAAAACAAAACGCATTTTACAAAGTACGTTACGTATATGCTGAAAACAAATCTTTATCAAGAAAATCACCTAGTAGAGAATTTTGTAGGTTAATGATGAACGCTAATAAGTTATACCGTAAAGAAGATATAATAAGAATGAATACAATGCCAGTTAATCCAGGGTGGGGACCAAACGGTGCAAATACGTATAATATCTGGTTCTTCAAAGGCGGCGCAAATTGTCATCACTACTGGAAGCGACAAATCTATAAAACTATTGCAAGTGAAGATGAGTTTGTAGTTTACCCAAGTAACGTGCAAAGCAATATTAGTATATCTACAACAAAAGCAAGAAGCGAAGGTTTTACAATTAAAAGAAACGATAGTAAAGTTGCAAAAGCACCAAAAACAATGCCAAATAACGGATATTTAAAATAATAGAAAATGAGTTACGTTTTATTCATATCAGAAAATAAGCTTAAACAATCAACGGCAATCAATATGAATGTCGATGTAGATTTGTTATTGCCTTATGTTAGGCAAGCGCAGAAACTCTACGTTGAACCAAAGCTGGGAACAGATTTATACAAAAAACTAGAAGCAGATATAACTGCTGGCACACTAACTGGTGCATATAAAACGTTAGTAGATGAATATATTGGCGATATGCTCCCTAACTGGGCTTTGTATCACTGTATTCCTTTTTTGCGTTTTAAAGTAGAAAACGGAAATATATTTAGTAAATCTAGCGAAACTGGTTCTGCGTTAAGTACAGAAGAAGCACAACACCTTAGAGAAGAAGTTAGAAACACTGCTGAATACTACACAGAAAGGTTAATAGAGCATTTAAAAAATAATACATCTAGCTTCCCAGAATATAGCACAAATAGTGGTGAAGATATATCGCCAGACAAGAATGCGTATTACAGTGGGATGAACCTAGAAAAACCAAGACAACAAGGCACAGAAATAACATTAAAAAATTTTTTAACGCCAGATATTAGCTATTAATGAAAAAATATTATAAAATAAAACAAGTCAATAAAACTAAATTAAAAACATATTTGACTAGCAAAAACAACAAGAAGAATGAAAGAAATACAAGACACCGCACAAGTAACGCTAGCTAACGGAACTGCAATAGGTATTAGTTTAGTTGAAATTAATCACATTTTAACTTTAATATCATTGTGTTTAGCAATTTCATTTTCAATTTATAAGTTTGTAAAATATGCCAAAAAAAAAGAAATTAAATAGCAACAATCCAAAGTGGATTAAGCACAAAAAACAAGAAAAAAAAATAGAAAAAAAGTTAGTGCAAGTTGTAAAAGGTGTTAAAATTTATACAATTAACAATTTAACATAATATATTGTCTTGCAAACTATCTACTCTAGTAAATTTACGAACTTTATTTTTTAATACTAATATACTAGAAAGAGTTAAAAGTTTCTTAAAACGCCTTAAAATGTCTAAAACACTAAATTTGAAATACTTTAAAATAAGTGAGTTTGATAGCCCAGATGAACCAGGAAGTGGTGATAAAATGAACTATATTTTTTTAGAAAAATTAGATTATGCTCGTGGAATTGCTGGCATACCTTTTACAATTAACAGTGGTTATAGGACACAAAATTATAACAATAATGTATTAGGGGCGCGAGTTGGTTCTAGCCACTGCAAAGGTTTAGCAGCTGACATTAGAGCAATAGGAAGCCGTGATAGAAGCTTAATAATACAAGCACTAATTAGTGTTGGTATAAACAGAATAGGTATTGCTAAATCTTTTATACATTGTGATGTTGATAAAGACAAAGACAAAGACGTAATATGGCTTTATAATTAAATAACTTTGAATATTAACTAAATTTTATAATATGAATCAATTACTTAAAAACCTATTAATAGGAAAGATACTAAAATCTAAAAAAGCGTGGTATACAATAGCTGCAATATTAGTGCAACTACTACACGAACAATTTGGCTTGAACCCAGAAGATACCAAAGCTATATTACATTCTATTATAGCACTAATTATCGGACAAGGTATAGCAGATTCAAGTGCAAAAAAATAATAGATACAGATTAAAGCCACACGAAATTGTGGCACTAAAAAAAATGCGAGAAACCGAAACTAGAAACGTTCTAGTTATCGGTGACTTGCACGAACCTTTCTGTTTAGATAAATATCTACACTGGTGCAAAAAACAATACGATTTTTACGCTTGTAACCAAGTTATCTTTATAGGTGATATAATTGATAACCATTATTCTAGTTATCACGAAACAGACCCAGATGGTTTAAGTGGTGGCCAAGAACTAGAGATGGCAATAAACAGAATAAAACGTTGGTATGCAGCTTTCCCAAAAGCAACAGTGATAATAGGCAATCACGATAGAATGGTTATGCGCAAAAGCCAAACTGGTAACATACCAAAAAAATGGATTAAAACTTATAAAGAAGTACTAGAAACGCCAAAGTGGGAATTTGTTGACCACTACATACAAGACAACGTCTTATACCAACACGGTGAAGGGGGTACGGCCAGGACATCTTGTAAAAATAATATGATTAACGTTGTACAAGGCCATCTTCATACGCAAGCTTATTGCGAGCATTTTGTTGGTAAGAACTTTCGTGTCTTTGGAATGCAAATTGGCTGCGGTATCGACTTTTCTAGTTATGCAATGGCTTACGCTAAATTTGGAAAGAAACCAGCAATCGGCTGCGGTGTTGTCTTAAACAACGGTAAACTACCAATTAACCTTTTAATGCCTTTATAATGAAACCTAAACATCAACTTCCAATAATGGTTGTTTGGGCGTTTGTTTTAATTATACTGGCAACCTTTATATAAACTTTACTAAAACTTATTTGTTAATAACTTTGTAAAAAAAGTTGTAAAATGTTTTGTTAATAATAAAATTATTGTAACTTTGCAGTACGTTTAACAAAAAAAAAGAACAATGAAAAACAAATATTTTAAAGTAATTAACAGGGCAACACGTGAACAACAAGTGTTTAACAGTGATGAACTAACAAGGTTTTTTCAAGCAGAATACTGCAACGAAACAAAAAAAATACATTATAAAAACCAATGGAGTGATTATGCAGTTAGTTATGTAAAAGACGAAACACTAAACGATATTGTAAACATTTTGATAGGTATAACAACTGTTACTGTTGTAGTGGCAATAACTAAAATTGTAATGTTATGGGTATGATAATAGAACAATATACATTTTATAATGATGGTAATTTGTATAATAATATACAAAGGGCTGCTAGTAAAAGACAGTACGAAGATGTGCCAGAAAAAGCTGAATTATCAATTATAATTGTAGGCACAGAAAAACAAAATGATATATTATTTAAAAAGTATATTAAACAACATAATCTAGCTCTAGATGAATGTTACGATATTACAAATGATATGTATGCAGCACACTATAATACATTAAAAAAACGCTATAATAAAAACAACAAAAAAGCATTTATATTATGAAAAAGCAAAATAACATAAGTGTTATTACAAAACGTATGAACGATATAAACACTTTCCAGTGTTGCGATGGTGAAATATACCTACGTGGCACAGACGAATACGGCCAAGATTTTATGGTGTGTTTTGACGCATACGATTTTATAAACTGGATAGATACAGAACAATTAAAGTACATTAAAGAACAATTAATTAAATATATAAAAGAGAAATAATATGAAAAAGACAATAAATTTTTACGAGTTTAAAAACTGGTTTAACGAACATAGACCAAACAATTTTAGTGAAAGTGGTTTGCAAGCATTGTGGGAAATGTTAGAAGAATACGAAGAAAGCACTGGTGAAGAAATAGAGTTTGACCCTATTGCGCTTTGTTGCGAATACACAGAGTATGAAGATTTGTTTGAATTTTGGCAAGATTATGACAAAGAACATTATCCAAACGAAGATGCAATAATGGAACAGACACATTACTGGGCATTTGGTGATTCGTTTATTATACAAAACTTTTAAAATTAAATATTATACAAATATTATGAAATCAATAAAAATACACGGCAAAGATTATGTTGAAGTTAAAGAAAGGGTTAAATATTTTAGAAAAAACTATAAAGATTACGCACTTACAAGTGATATAATAGAATTAACTGAAGATAGATGTGTTATTAAATCAACAGTTTTTGATTTAAATGGTAGGGCAATATCTACTGGTATTGCTTATGAAATAAAAGGTAGCAGCCATATTAATAAAACTTCTTTCATAGAAAATTGTGAAACATCTGCTAATGGTAGGGCTTTGGCTAATTTAGGTATAATGATAGATGATAACATAGCTAGTGCAGATGAAGTAAGAACGGCTATAGATGTACAAGAAAATATGAAGAAACCTAAAGTTGTTAAAAATAAATTAAGTAAAGATAAATTTGATGCAATGAAAAAAGCTATAAAAGAAGGTAAAAAAGATATAGTTAAAAAGAAAATGTTAAATTATATTCTAACTAAAAAACAAGAAACTGTTTTAAATGGATTGTTAGAAGAAAATATAACAACTGTTACTAATATTATGGAAAAGTTAGATAATACTATTGCAGATTATCACGATGTTGAATTATATGAAATGCAACAAGCTGGAATGAATAAACTAAAAACTAGAATAAATAAAAATAAATAAAAATGGAATTAAAAGGTAAATTAATAAAAAAACTACAAGTTGAAAGCGGTACTGGTAACAATGGATATGAATGGAAAAACCAAACATTAGTATTTGAACACGTTTACGACAACGGAATACCAGAGTTTGCAAAACAATTTGCAGTTAAAGTTGGTAACAACAAAAACGCAAGAGTTAATATTGATACAGTACAAGATTTAGAAGTTGGTGTAATATACGATATGAAAGTTAACGTAAGTTCTAGGGAATATAACAATAAATATTTTACAACTTTAAATGTTTGGTCAATTTGTGAAGAAACAAATAATTATAATATTAACAAAGATATAAACGAAGAAGCACCATTTTAATTATAAAGGGGGTTAAAACCATATTAATTATTAACAGAGCGGTTATACTTTGATAAGGTTTGCAGATATTGATAAACAACATTAAATTAATTATTAACAAAAATTAAATTTATAACTAAGCTGCACCCCCCTTTTTTTAAATACTAAATTATGACAGAACAAGAAAAACTAGAAAAGATATTTAAAATAACAACTGATGTTTTAAACTTGCCAGCTGGTAGCTTAAAAGGTAAAAGCAGAATGATGAAGTTATGTTTAGGCCGTGAAATAGCTGGTATTATAGCACTAAAAAACGGTGTACACAGATTAAAAATTGCTAAAGCACTTGGCAAAAATAGAACTGCAACATATTATTATGAACGTGAACATCAAAGTAAATTGCAAGGTTGGATGGAATATGCTAAAGCTTATACAGAAGTTACAACAAAATATGAGAAAATAATAGGTGATAAAAAAGTATTTGTAGAAAACACTTTATTGCGTAAACATATAAAAAACGCTGGTTTAAAAAACAGTAAAAACCCACGTATAATATTCACAATAGAGTGTGGTAAAACTAAGTATAAATTATTATCTGATTACAGTAATTTCAGCAACGATTACGATACACTTAAAAACTGTTTAACTGAATACAATTATAAATTAAACTGGCAAGAAATATGAAACACTTGTTATCATCTACTGCATTTTTAATTTTAAATAAAAGTGTTAGTAAACAACTTGGTTTAAAAGCAGCCGTGTTATTAGCTGATTTAATAAGCAAAGAAGAATACTTTATACAAAACGGAATGATAGACGGTTGGTTTTTTAACACAGAAGCAAATATAGAACAAGACACTACACTAACACCACATCAACAACGTAAGGCTCTTAAAACGCTTAAAAAGTGGCAAATAATAGAAACTAGGCGCAAAGGTGTGCCAGCAAAAAGATATTTTAAAATAAATGAAGAACAAGTTATTAAATTACTTAACAACCAGTTATTAAAAAATTTAACAACTATTAATAATAATAAAGTAATAAAAACAAATAATAAATACTTTAAGAAGCCAACTTTTGTTGAAATAGATTTATATTGTGCAGAAAGAGAAAATAATATAGACGCTAACGCTTTTATTGATTTTTATGAAAGTAAAAATTGGATGATTGGTAAAAATAAGATGAAGGATTGGAAAGCTGCGGTTAGAACTTGGGAAAGAAGAAATAAAAAACAACCTACAAAAACAAGTAAAATAGATAGCCAACTAGATGAATATTTAAAAGGAAAAGCAATGTTATGAAACAAATAAAAGATTATAATATAAAAGAACTAAGCAACAAAATATATGATTTAGTAAATCTTACTGCGGTAGAAATAGGCCACAGAGCAGACGCAAAAACAATGGTAACACTTGCAAAAATATTTGCAAATGATTTACAAATAGAAAACAGATTTAAAAATTTATATATACATCAAATACAAACTGCTTTTAGATTAGGCGTTAGGTATGGTAAAGATGAACCATTTTTAAACATAAGAACATTTTATAAATGGATAATAATGCACAAAAAAACAATTGATGAAGCTTATTACCAAGTGCATACACTTAACAAACCAGCAGAAGCAGTACCATATTATCAGAAACCAATAAAATTATTAAAATGAAAGCAATAAAAATTACAGAACAAGAAGTTAAATCACAATCAGATGCAGTATTATGGCACTTAAAAACTTATGGTAGTATTACAAGTTATGAAGCAATTAAAGAGTATGGCGCAACTAGATTGTCTGCTATAATATTTAATCATAGAAAAAACGGATATGAAATAAATAGCTTGCCACTTAAAAAACGAACAAGGTTTGGCAAAACTACAACAATATCTAAGTATGTATATACACCGCCTAAAACTTACAATATTAAATTAAGTTGTGAGTTACCAAAGTCAACAAATAGACAATATACTATTGGGGGTTATGACACCTACTAAAACTATCAGTAAACTAAAAAAAGAACTAGACAAGTGGTTTAGTTTATATATTCGTTTACGTCACGCACAATATGGTGGCCTTAATCAGTGTTTTACTTGCGGCAAGGTAGATAACTATAAGAAGTTGCAGTGCGGTCACTTTCAAAGCCGCAGGCATCACGCAACACGCTGGAACGAATGGAACTGTCAAGTGCAGTGCGTAAAATGTAATATGTATGAACAAGGAGCACAATGGAAATTTGGACTAAACCTTAATGCAAAGTATGGTGAAGGCACATCAAACGAATTACAAATGTTAGCGCAAACAACTGTAAAAATTACTAGAGGTGAATATGAAGAAAATATACGTTATTATAAAACACTTGTTAATAACTTAAAAAAAGAAAAAGGAGTACAATAATTTTTTTCTTATATTTGGCGTATTGTGAAAACAATATATGCAAATAAAGAACACCAAGTAATTATAGAACAGTTTACTACAATGCTTAGAGATTTTGTTAGTGATGTTGCAAACAAAAAAAGGTGGGAAAACTACAACGAAGTATATAACGTTATACTGGAATATCATAACAACTACGGCAAAGGCGCAAAAGAAAACAACTATTGGGATTGGTTAATGATATTGCCAATTAATTTATCAGTTATGACGCAAGGTTTTTTAGCTGCAATAGAAACCAAACGCAACCAAACTTTAATTAAATCGTACAAGGTTTTGCTCAATGAAATGTTGCACGACACCGTAAATAAATTAGAAAAACTAGAACCATTAAGTGAATAATATTTACGAAATAGTATCAGAGTTAGCAGCAACATTTAAAAAAATGGCTTTCGGTTTATGTAATGATGAAAACGAAATTGACAACGCAATACAAGAATTAATGTTGTATTTTTTACAAATGAACCCAGATACACTAAAAAACATATATGAAAAAGATGGTAAAAAAGGTATTTTAAATTATGGTGCAGTAGCGTTAAGACGTATGCTTACAAGTACACGCAGTGGTTATTATTATAAGTACAAAAAATATTACACGCACATATACGATTATAATACTGATATTACACACAAAGGACATAAAAAAAGCATTTACAACATACCAGAAGAAATAGAATATAATTACAATAATGAAAAATTAGATAAAATAGATGAACAATTAAATAAGTTGCACTGGTACGATAAAAAAATATTTGAACTATATTATTACGAAGGACATACACTAAGCAGCTTGGCAAAAGAAACAAAGATAAGCAGAAACAGTTTGTTTACAACAATAGACAAAGTAAGAACAATTTTAAAAAAAGAATTGGTAAATGAATAAAAACGGTTTAGTAGTAATATATCCAAGTTAAAATGAATAGGTTTTTTACAACAGATAAAATATATAATGAACGTTTAGATATATGTAAAAGTTGTATATATTATTTCAAGCCAACTGGACAGTGCAAACGGTGTTTGTGTTTTATGAAAGTCAAGGCACGTTTATCACAATTATCGTGTCCAGAAAAATACTGGACAAAAACAACAACCGTGCAAGCACCAGATAATATACCAGAAGAATTAATACAAGCTGCAATAGATATTTATCCAGATATAAAAAATGGAAGGGCAAAAAATATAGAAGTTAAAAAAAGAATGATAGATTTGTATAATACAATATACAATACTAATTATGATAAGGGAACAAATTGTAGCAGTTGTTTGAGTAGTTGTTTAAACGGTATTAAAGATATATATAATAAGTATGGTGAGTGACATATCAATTTTTTTTTCCTTGTTCTTTCTCTTTTGTGGTATGTTGCTCGCCTACTTAAACAATGAATTATGTGTTTTATTTTAAAAATTATTTTTTTAGTTTGGTTATTATGGTTTTGTCTTGTTGCTTTTATACAATACAGAATAGATAAAAACGAAGTTAAACAGTTTAACAAAAATTTGAATGATTATGAAACAAAAAACAAAGATACCTAGTTACTATATTGGCAAAACATACAAGTACGAAGCACGTAAGGTTATAGAAGATTTTCAAGCAGATAATTATAATATTGGTACTGCAATAACTTATCTGCTAAGGGCTGGTAAAAAAAGCGGCAACCCACTAAAACAAGATATACAAAAAGCAATAAACCATTTAAAATTTGAACTAGATAGATTATGTTAGAATACATTTGTCCTTGTAAAAAAGAAACTAAACAATTAGCTAAAGCAACTATAAAAATTATAGAAGGAAAAATAGTTACTGCAGAAGCTATATGCAGTTGCAATAAATATATGAAAGAAATAGAAAGTGATTTTAATGGTTTTCCTAGCTTAATCAGAACAGAACCTACATTAAGCAAAAAACGTGATATGCTATGGGATAGTGCAAAAGAAAAACTAATAGGCAAAAGGGGTATAAACGAAAGCTTTAAATAAATTAACTAAATATCTATTATATATTATGAAACTGAAAATAAACCAATTACAACCAAATGAAAGCAACCCTAGAATAATAAAGGAAGCTAAATTTAAAAAACTTGTTAAATCAATAAAAGACTTTCCGCAAATGTTAGATTTGAGGCCAATTGTTATTGATGAAAACAATATTATACTTGGTGGTAATATGCGCTACAAAGCTTGTGTTGAAGCTGGATTAACAGAAATACCAGTTAAAATTGCAAAAGGATTAACAGAAGAACAAAAGCAAGAATTTATAATAAAAGATAATGTAGGTTTTGGAGAATGGGAATGGGATATGCTAGGCAATGAATGGGATAATGTTAAGTTAGGAGAATGGGGAATGGATATATGGCAACCAGAAGAAAGCGTAAGTAATGAAAAAGATTATAGCATCAATAGTTTAGATGAGAAGCTAGGTAGGTTTTTAGACGCTAAAATTAAGAATATTACCATACCATTTGAAACAGAGGAATTTAGCAATGTAGTAGAAAAATTAGAAATACTTTTAAATAGGTATAAGTGCCAAGATTATAGGGCTTTAATATATAAAATTATAGAAAATGAAAAGGTATAATTTAACAAAGTACCAAGATAGTACAAAACTTTTAAAAACTACACCACTTAAAGAACATTATGATATAGTAATAAGTGATGACACTGCTTTTTACTTAGATGATATTTGCATAGGTATATATGTAAATGTAGCAAAAGAACTTTTGACTTATGTAAGGGAAGCAGTAAAAGATACTAAATATGTCGAAACTTATAGGGCGAATACTTTGCCTACTAAAAGTAGTGTTTTTGGAGCATTGCCAAGGGTAGCACTCAGAAATGACTTTTGTAGGTTTAGCAATAAAACCAGTGAAGAAAAACAAAACACTAACAAACTTTTTACATTTCAAAAAACATTGTGCAGTATATACCAAAAACACTTACCAGAACTTTACGAATATGATTTAAATAAAGCAAGAGAAAGCGTGAATGATGATTATAGGTTAATTGATACACCATATACTACTGCAAACATCAATGTAAACCACGCAATAAAATATCATAAAGATAGTGGTAATATAAAAGAAAGCTTTAGTAATGTTTTAATACTTAAAGAACATTGCACTGGTGGTGAGTTAGTATTGCCAGATTATAGAATAGCTTTAAAGCAAAGTGATGGCGCATTATGTATATTTAGTGGGCAAAAAGAAATACACGGTGTGATGCCTATAAAACCGTATAAAAAAGATTTTTATAGAGCAAGCATAGTTTATTATACCCTAGCCCAGTTAGAACACTGCTACCCTTATAAACAAGAAGTTACACGCCTTAACCTTAAAAAAAGGGAAAGGGCGTTAAAAAGAAAAGATAACATAGACCCTAGAACAAATGGACAAAAGTAGACACATAAAAAAAGAAGCTATATTAAAAGCTTTAGAGAACAGTTTAGGTGTTGTAACGGTAGCTTGTAAACAAACTGATACGCCACGCAGCACATATTACAAATGGTTAAAAGAAGATAAAGAATTTGCGCAAGCAGTTAAAGAAATAGAAAACATTGCACTAGATTTTGCAGAAAGCCAATTACACGCACAAATAAAAGAAGGTAGCACACCAGCAACAATATTCTATTTAAAAACAAAAGGCAAAAAACGTGGCTATATAGAAAAATCAGAGTTAGATTTAAACACTGGCGAAAACCCTTTTAAAGTTAACGTAAATATAAAAGGCGTTGACTATTGAACCAAAATTTACAGAAACACAAAGTTTAGCGATTCAATATTTGTTTGACAAACAAACAACAGAAGTTTTATTTGGCGGTGCAGCTGGTGGTGGTAAATCGTGGGTAGGGTGTAGCTGGTTAACATTGCTTTGTATGAAATACCCAAACACACGTTATTTAATGGGAAGAAGTAAACTAGACGCATTAAAAAAAACAACATTAAATACATTTTTTGAAGTATGTAGTACATACGGTTTAGAAGCAAACAAACACTATAATTTCAATGGTTCTAGTAATATAATAACATTTATAAACGGTGCAGAAATAATATTAAAAGATTTGTTTTTATACCCAAGTGACAGAAACTTCGATAGCTTAGGTAGTTTGGAAATTACTGGCGCATTTATAGACGAAGCAAACCAAATAACAGAAAAAGCAAAAAACATTGTAGCATCAAGGTTGCGTTATAAATTAGATGAAAACAACTTAATACCAAAATTGCTATTAACTTGCAACCCTTCTAAAAACTGGGTGTACAACCAATATTACAAACCAGCAAAAGAAAACCAACAAAAGCCACATAGAAAGTTTATACAAAGCTTAGTTGACGATAACCAATATATAAGTAAATATTATAAAAAACAATTACTAACATTAGATGAGTTAAGCAAACAACGTTTATTGTTTGGCAACTGGGAATACGATGCAACAAAAGATAACTTAATAGATTACGATGCAATACTAAGTAGCTTTGAAAGGCAAGGCACAAAAGGTGATAAATATATAAGTTGCGATATTGCACGTTTTGGAAGCGATAAGACAGTTATAATGTATTGGGAAGGGTTACACCTTAAAAATATTAGAACGTTGCTTAAAAGTGCTATAAATGATGTTGTAGAGGAAATAAAAACAATACAACAAAACAACCAAGTGCCATTGCGTAACATTATAATTGATGAAGATGGTGTAGGTGGTGGTGCTAAAGATTATTTACGTTGTCAAGGTTTTGTAAATAATAGCAAACCATTAAAGAATGAAAATTACCAGAACTTAAAAACGCAGTGTTATTATAAACTAGCAGATTTAATAAATAAAGGGCAAGTGGGTATAAGTTGCAATGATATAAATATAAAAAACGAAATAACAGAGGAACTAGAACAAGTAAGAACAAAAGACGCTGACAAAGACAACAAGCTGCAAATAATAAGTAAAGACACAGTGAAAGCAATTATAGGCCGTTCACCAGATTATGCAGACGCTTTGGCAATGCGTATGTATTATGAAATTGACAGTAATTATGGCCGCTATTTTGTGCAGTAAACTAAATATTAATTATTTCTATTATATATTATGAAAATTAACGTTAATAAAGACGGTAAGAAAAAAAGTTATACGCTAATAAACAGTTGGAAAGATGTTACGTTAGATAAGTGGTTGAAACTTATAGATTTACAAGGTTTAACACCAACACAAGAAGCAATAGAAAGTATTGCGCTATTATCAACAATGCCAAAAAAACTTGTTAGACAATTAAGTATAGCTGATGTGAGTATTATAATGCAAAAAATAAAAGATGTTGAAAATACAAGTGCAACTAAATTTAAAAACATTATAACAATTGAAGGTAAAGATTATGGCTTTCATCCAGATTTAGAAGAATTAACGTTAGGTGAGTGGGCAGATATTGAAACGTTTATACAAAAAGATATACAAAAACATTTGCCAGAAATATGTGCAATATTATATAGGCCAGTTAAAGAAAAAGGAAAAGACGCCTACATAATAGAAGCATACGATGGCAACATAAACGTTAGAGCAGAAAAGTTTAAAAGAATGAAAGCTGAACAAGTGCAGCAAGCGTTGGTTTTTTTTTGGACTTTCGTAAGCGTGTTATCAAGGATTACAGTATCATATTTGACAGAGGTTATTCAGAAGATACAGAGCCAGTTGAAGCAGAAGACTTCGCAAGCAAGTGGGGTTATTTCGGTATGATGTATCAGCTTTGTAACGGTGATATTAGCAAATTAGAAAAGATAACTAAATTAAATGTATTGGAAGCGTTTACGTGGTTATGTTACGAAACAGATTTAAACAGTTTAAAGAAAGTAAATATAAATGGTAGATAATAAAACATACAACAACGTAATAAATACACTGAAAAATTTAGGTGCAAATCATTTTCAAATAAGCACAACAACAGTTGGCGATATATTTGATATTGATTTAGAAAAGAATACTAAATACCCATTAATGCACTTAAATCCAGTTAATGTACAAACAAGAAGAACAGAACTTGTATATAACTTTCAAGTGTTTATAATGGACATAGTAGAACCAGATGCAAGCAACGAACAAGAAGTTTACAGTGAAGTACTGCAAATATGTATTGATATTATTGCAATATTAAGCAACAGTAAATGGCAAGCGCAGTTAAGTTTAGATATAAACGCACCAGTATATTTTACAGAAGGAGATTATACCTTAGAACCATTTAAAGAACGGTTTGACCAAAGTGTTACTGGCTGGGTTTTTAACTTAGGGGTTACCGTGCAAAATAGCTTCCAATCTTGCGAAGTGCCAATGGATAATACAGTAATAGGAGAATGATAAAATTTAAGATAGGAAAATTAACAATACAATTAATACCGCCAAAAATAACTTATGGACTATAATGAATTATTAGAAAAATTAGAAGCAATTAGTATTAAACTAGAAAGCTATACAGATTACCCAGAAAGCGCAAGCAACAACGCAAAAAGGGCGATTAAATACAAAGAAGAAAACGGTAGCAGTTGCGGAACACGTGTTGGCTGGACTAGGGCGAACCAATTAGCAAATAGAAAACCAATTAGCCGTGATACAATTAGTAGAATGGCAAGTTTTAAAAGACACCAACAAAATAAAGACGTACCATATAGTGAAGGGTGTGGCGGTATAATGTGGGATGCGTGGGGTGGTAGTAGCGGTATAAACTGGGCAATAAGTAAATTAAAACAAATAGATAATAAATAAATATGGCAACATTAACAACAACATTCACAGAATCAGTAACTTTAAATGGAAGTACAAGGGGTTCTACAAACATTGTAAGTACAGACGGAATTGTAGATGTATTTGAACGCATACTAACTTGCGCACATTCTAACACAACTACTATAACAACTTTTGCAACAACACCGCATACTAGTGCTGGTGCATTAGACGTTGAAAATACTGCATACGTTAGAATAACAAATTTAAGCACAACAGACGCACTAAATATTGCGATTGTAGGTACTGCAACTAATTATCAAGTAAAACTAAGACCGTTAGCATCACACGTATTATTTAACGGTGAAGCAGTATTTGTAGCAGAAGCAGATACAAGTCCAGGTTTTACAAGCTTTGAAAACTTGGCAAGCATACAAGCAAGGCCAACTGGAGCAACAGATATTCAAGTAGAAATGTTTGTAGCCCTTACATAATGGAACTAACTAATTTAGAAAGGTACTTAGAAAGCTTTGGAAAATATGTAGTACAACAAAGTAAAAGCAATTTAACCAAAGCAAAAAAGAACGTAAGCAAAGATTTATACAACTCTATTAAATACAAAATAGAATTTAGTAACGGTGAGTTTAGTGTTGATTTTTATATGCGTGATTATGGTACTTTTGTAGATAAGGGTGTCAGTGGAAAAAGCAATATTCAAGAATTTGTAAATTATAATAATAAGAAAGTTGAAAGCCCTTATAAATACACTACTAAAGGACCACCAGTAGATATACTTTCTAAATGGATAAAAGCAAGGGGTATAAAACCAACTGGTTTTAAACGTGGACGTTCTACAAAAACTGGCCAATTTATATCTGGCTTTGCATATTTAATTAGCAGAAAAATATTAAGAGAAGGAATTAAAAGCACAAGTTTTTTTCAAAGGCCATTAGGTTTAGCGTCACGAAAATTTGGCGTTAATATATTAAGAGCATTGAAAGAAGATGTGTTAACAGTGTTTAGTAAACAAATAAAAACAAGCGTACAATAATGGCAACAATCGTATTAGAGCAACAACCAAAATATAACCCATTACCAGCTGCACAAGAAATAATATTTGCAGTATCAGAAGATAACATTGTAGCTAACGAAACAAGAGTTAAATTTATAGCTAACGTATATGTTGATTGGAATAAAACAACATTAGGTGTAGGAACAGACAGTTTAGTAGCAACACTTAAAACAACACCAAATAACAAAGGTGTAGGAATGTTTGACTTACGGCCTATTGTAGAAAGCTTTGTTGATAGCGATAATATACCAGAACACGCAATAGACACGCAGTATGCTATTATTCCTGGATGGAATAACGGTCAACCAAGATTTAAAACAAATGTTTTTGATGTTCAAAACCAATTTCCTATACATTTAATTGACAAATATAGCTGGGCTAAACACACAGTTAAATGGTTAAAAGTAAAATTTCAGATAGAATACTTAGGTGCAGACGCTAGTAAACCAAATGATGTTAGTGTAGATGCTGACTTTTTATTTACGCCATCTTATTTTATATATAACGGTTATTTAAGCAAACAAGACGCACTAACTGGAAGCACATATAGTAATAATTTTGGTTGGAATTTAGAAAATGCTGGTTTTGATTTGGGCGGTAACACAATAAGCTATATACAAAACGTTGCAACTGCTAGGTTCTTAACAGATAGCCCAGCAACATTATATGCAAGGAAAACAGATTATGGAACAATTGCTTCATTTAATACGTTAGACAGAAGTTTTAGCACTGGTATGCCACAATCTGGAACGTTTCGTTTAGACAATATTAAAGTTAAAATGTATGATAGCAGTAATGCACAATTAGGTTCTACAATAACTGTTGATAACTTAAATACAACTGGTGGTTACCACAATAAAGAACCATACGCATTAACTAAATATTTATTTATTGGTGTTTACCCAGCAAATTTACGTGGTTGGAGTACAGATTTTCAAGCGCAAATCAATGCAATGAGTTATTATACTGTACAAGGTTTTGGTTTTTCGCAAAATGCAATAACAAAATTATATACAATAAATATAATATGTGAAAACAGTTTTGGTTACGAAGGAATACGACTTGCGTGGTTAAATAAATTTGGTGCTTGGGATTATTATACATTTAACCAAAAGTCAGTTAAATCAGTAGCAACAACAAAAGAACAATACACGCAACTTGGTGGTACGTGGAACAGTGAAGCTTATAGGCCACACGGTTACAAAGGCGGAATGAAAAATTTTAGAGTAAACGCAAAAGAACGTATAAAAATTAATACAGATTTTTTAACTGATGAAGAAAGCATTTGGATAGAAGCAATGATAAACAGTCCAGAAGTTTACATAATTAATGAATATAGCGATGACGATACTGGTGGTATAATTAACAAATACGTTGAACCAGTAATACTTACAACAAGCAGTTTTACACGCAAAACAAAAGCTAATGATAAATTAGTACAATATACATTTGATATAGAACGTAACAGTGATTTAAGAACGCAAGCAGTTTAATATGAGTACGCAGTTAATATTATTTCCACAAAATTACAATGGATATGCTTTTACAAGCGTACAACAATTAAATGATTATTTAGGGAATAAAACGTTTACATCTCCAGCAATAAATACTGTTGATATTAGTGCAATTGGCTTTCCTTATGCCCTAGGATTGTTTAGTAATTTTTTCCCACAGCAAGGCAATTATCGTTTGTTTTATACTGGCACAACTAACACAACATTTAGTTCAACAGTTGCTCCAACAATCAGCGGTGGTGTTTTAACGTTAACGTCAAGTGCCATAGGGGTTACGGCAGAGGGTTCACGTTCTGGGCTTTACCAAACAATGAGTTCAGCAACAGTAGGGCAACAATATTTGTTAACTATTAACCATTCTGCATTGCCAGTTGGAAGTATTATACAAATAGGTGTTTTCGGAAATGGTGGTTTTAGTTGGGATAACAATTACGTTGGAACTTTTGGTAACACACCAACACAATTTACAACAACTGGTAACACACAAACAACATTTAATTTTACTGCACAAAACCAAACATCACACGTTGTTATAACATATCTTAACGCAAATGCAAGTTCAATAACAATATCAGAAATTACTGTAACAGAAGAACCAAGTACAGTACCAGTATTAGCAGAAAATTTATTTGACGGACAAGTAATATGCGATTTATACGAAGAACAAGATATACCGTTAACACTAAGCGTAGATAATTTCAAAAATGCTGCAGAAAAAACACAATCGCACAGTAAAGATTTTGATTTACCAGCAACAAAGCGTAACAATAAAATATTTACACACATTTTTGATGTACAAAAAACTATAAACAACGTATATGATTTTAACCCTTATTTAAGAACAAAAGCAATACTAAAACAAAATGGTTTATTAATATTTGAAGGCACACTGCGTTTGATAGAAATAAAAGACGATAACGGTGAAATAAGCTACAATGTTAATTTATTTACTGAAACAGTTGCACTAAAAGACGTATTAGAAGGCCGCACACTAGCAGAGTTAAATTTATCAGAACTAGACCACGCATATAATTATACAAACATAACACAATCGTGGCAAGGTTTTATAGAATTACAAAATAATTTGGCTGCTGACAGTTTTGCAAAAGTTAGTGGTTTAGCAATTAATGAAACAAACGTTATTAAATATCCGTTTTGCGATTGGACTGGCGAAATTGACTGTACTGGTAGCAAGCCAGAAATTAGCCGTTTAGAAGACGCATTTAGGCCTTGGATAAGTGTTAATTATTTATTAAAAAACATTGCTAGAAATAGTGGTTATACTTTTGTATCAGAATTTTTTGATAGTGCAGAATTTAGTAAATTGTATATGGACTTTAACTGGGGTAGTGAAGAAGGACCAACAGAATTTAGACACACTGGTGGTGCTTTGTATCATCACGACCACGGAAACCATTATGCTGGAACAAGTGCAACGACTTGGGAGTGGGTACACGACCAAAGCCCAGATGATTTTGACGCTGATACTGGTTGGAGTTTAGCATCTAATAGTTTTACTGCACAACAAACTAACACTTATTATGATTTAAAAGCCGTTTGCAGTATTGTAAACACTTCTGGTAGTAGTGCAACAGTAAATTATATAAGATTTGTTAGACACAACGTTAGCGGTATTTTTGGCACTGCTGGTAGTTATTCTTATTTTGCAGAAGTAACAAATGAAACAATCATTAATGGTGGTATATGGCAATATAGCGCACAACCACCAGATATACCGTTAGGCGTATCGGCCTTAGGTAGTGATACATTATACATTGAATGGGAAAGTGATACTGCAACTGCATTAAGGCAAAATAATTTAGACCCAAGTGTATATGGTTCTAAAGATAGCACATTACGTGGTGCAGTTTATAACAACGCAGAATTTATGACTTCCCAACTGTTTAACACTGCACGTGGTGATATAAAACAATGGGAGTTTGTAAGTGGTATTATGAAAATGTTCAACCTAATAGCAATGCCAGACCCTACAAACCCAAATAATATAATATTTGAGCCATATCCAGATATGTTTGTTAATGACACTGCTGGGACAACACTTGCAGAACGTAGCATACAACTTAATTGGACAGATAAAATTGATGCAAGTAAGATAGATTTAAAACCAATGGATTTAAAAAGAGAAGTAATTTTTAAATATGTTTTTGATGAAGAAGATTACGCACTAAAAAAGTATAAAACGGCTGCGCAAGGTTTTGAATATGGTAGTTTTATTTTACCAACATCGAGCGCAATACCTGGAAGCAACCAAGTTACAAATTTAGTTGGAACAGAAGAAATTATTGCAGAGCCATTTAGTGCAACAATTATTAAAGCAATACAAGATGTTTTTCCAGATTTTATTATACCAGTTATCTATGGAAGCACAGAAGATGGTTACGAATTTAACGCAATAGACAATGCGCCACGTATTTTATATAATAACGGTTTGAACCAACAAGATTATGTAGTGCCAGGACAAAACGGTGTGGCTGGTGGTACTAAAACAGAATATTTACAATTTTCACACTTTAGCGATTTACCAGCTGACAACACTGATAACGATTATAACTTTGGTGTATGCCAAACGTTTCCAGGGGTTGTTGACCCCTTTAGCCAGCCGCTAAACAATCTATACAATTTATATCACGCACCATACTTTAACGAATTATATAATGTGAATACACGTACAATGACTTGCAAAGTATATTTAACCGCAGCAGATATAAACACTTTTGATTTTAGACACAAAGTGATGATAAAAAATAAAGTGTATAGGGTTAATAAAATAGATTATAAACCAAACGCACTATCAACAGTTGAATTTATATTGTTACCATAATGAGCAAAGTTAGAAACATAGAATTTAAAAAAGGTTTTGATTTAAAGCCAGATAAGGTTAGTAGTTTAGGAACAGTTACTTTTACAAATGGCACATTAACTGATTTATCAGCAGACCAAAGAACTTGTGAAGCTTACGGTTACAAGTATAACGTTTCTACTGGTACGTGCAGCGCATTTACATTTAGGCCAAAACTAGAAGATACGTTATTTGGAAGAAACAAACGTATATTAGGCGTTAATAATAACATAGAACCGTTTTCACAGAATAACATTGTTGTTGGTACTGCAAACACTAATAAGAGTTATAATTGCAATACTATTACTTTAGGAACAGAACACGAAATAACTAATAATATAAAAAACGCTGCAATAATTGGTGGTAAACGTGCAAAGGTTACAAGGCAAAGCGAAGTAGCGCAAGGCGGTGGCCAAAGAGCAATATCAGATAGCACAGACGCAGTTACTTTTAACAGTAGGAGGCAAACATCTAATTTACAGTTAAGTTGCGTTACAATAGACAATACTGTAACAAATATGACAATACAAGGCGATGGTGAAAGTTTTATAAATGTAGAAAACAACTCTATAATAGGTTATGATATTTTTATAACAAGATTAGAACTTGGTGGTAGTAGTGGAACTGCTGGTAATTACTCATATAGAAACATTAGAGGTGCGGTTAAAATAAACCAAACTGGTGTTATGTCTTTTATAGTAGGGTTTACAAGAAATATAGCAAAAGTAGGAACGAATGGTACGACAGTTATGGTAGATAGTACAACTGGTGGTGTGCCTTCAATTACAGTAAGCGTACAAGACAGAAACAACGTACATAATTTATGGAGCGCAAACGTAGTTCTGCACGAAGTAATAAGTGAAACAAATATAGTATAATATGGCTAAAGAAGAGATTACATTAAGTGTTAAATCAGATGTTGGTGCAACAACAAAAGACGTACAAGGTTTAGCAAGTGAATTTAAAATTATGGGTGTTTCTTTAAACACTTTAAAAAGTAGTTTTGCGTCAATGGGTAAAATTGCAAAAACGTCTTTTGCAACTATTACGAAAGGTATAATGTCAACTGGAATTGGTGCGCTTGTTATTGCATTTGGTAGTTTAGTAACATTTTTAACTAAAACAAAAAAAGGTGCAGAACTTTTAGAAGTTGCAATGAGTGGTATTGGTGCAGCATTAAGCGTAATTACAGACAGAATAAGCAAGTTTGGTGGCGCAATAGTAAAACTATTTCAAGGTGACACGAAAGGTGCGTTACAAGACGTTAAAGGTGCTTTTACTGGCATAGGTGATGAAATAAGAAAAGACACACAAGACGCAATAGCTTTAAAAAAAGCGTTTGTTGAATTAAGAGATAGTCAAAGAGAATTAAATGTTGAAACTGCTAGGCAACGAGCAGAAATAGAACGTTTAAAATTAATTGCAGAAGATGTAACTAAATCAGAGCAAGAAAGGTTAAATGCAGCCCAATCTGCTTTTAAAATAGAAAACGATTTGTTAAATAAAAGAGTTGCAAACGCAGAAGAAAACTTGCGTATAATAAAAGAAGAAAACGCCATTGGTGAAAGTATGGCAGCAGATTTAGACAAAGAAGCGCAAGCAGAAATTGATTTGTTTAATATAAAAGCTGAAAGTACAACAAAACAAATAGAACTTAATAACAAAATAAACGCAATAAAAAAAGAAGCAGAAAATTTACGTAAACAAGAATTAGAAGATTTAAAAAAATTAGACGAACACCAAACTGAATATTTAAAAAGATTGCCAGTATTAACCCAAGAAAGCAATGATGTTATTTTTAAATCAAATCAAGAAGTTAATTTAGACCAAGAAGAACACGTTGACGCTGATACAATGCGAAAACGTGGCCAACTTGAATTTACAAAACAAATGGCAAAAGCTGGTTTAGAAATTACGAAACAAGCTGCTGGAGAGGGTTCAAGGTTAGCAAAAGGTGTAGCAATAGCGCAAGCAACAATAAGTGGTGGTGAAGCAGTAATGAATGCATTTAAAACTGCTAGTAGTAGTCCATTAAATGTAATTATACCTGGATATAATTTTATACAAGCTGGCCTCGCTGGTACGTTTGCGGCATTACAGATTAGTAAAATTGCAAGTGGAACAAAACCAGATGGAAGTTCAGGTGGTGGTGGTGGAGGTGGTGCAGCTCCTCGTCCTAGTTTAGTTAGTGGGTCTTTTGATTTGGGTGGTGTACAAAAACCAGAACCAGTGCAAGCATTTGTAGTTACTGATGATATGACAAATAGCCAAAACAAATTAGCAAACATTAGAAGAAGAAGTACAATATAAAAACCAAATAAATAACAATTAAATCTATTAAATATTATGCCTTGTAAAAAATGTGATAACGGAAAATATAAGTGGGGTAACACTGGCGAGTGTAAGTATCCAACTCGTGAAGCTTGTGAAGAAGCTAACAAAGACAAATACGAAGAAATAAAACCAACTAAAATAGTTGAACTGGTTATAGAAGAAACTAACGAATCGTTAACAATAGATGCAATTAGCTTAGTATCTGCACCAGCAATAGAACAAGACTTTGTATATTTTGGAAAAGAAAAATGCAACTTAACATTAGCAAAAGTAGACGAAGAAAAACGTATGTTAGTTAGTCCAGCACTTATACCTAACAAACAAATATATAGATACGATGCAAATACAGAAAGTGAATATTACGTATATTTTAGCCCAGAAACTGTAAGGCAAGCTGCTGAACTCTATTTAAAACATAACAACCACCACAAAGCAACATACGAACATCAAGATAGAGTTGCTGGCGTATTAACTGTTGAAAGCTGGGTAAAAGAAGGCGATATGGATAAATCTAAATTGTATGGGTATGATTTACCTAATGGCACTTGGTTCGTTAAGATGCGCATAGAAAATGAAGAATTATGGCAAAAAATAAAAGCTGGTGAATTAAAAGGTTTAAGCATTGAAGGGTACTTTGTTGATAAAATGCAAAAGATGAGTGAAATACAACCTACTAACGAACAAATACTTAGTGCGCTAAACGAAATAATACAACAAATCAAATAAATAAATATTTATTCTATTATATATTAACCTTTAATTAAAGAAAACACATTATGGATATTAAAAAACAAATCAAAGTAGCTTTAGGCCTAGAAGAAGAAGAAGTTAAATTAGGTTTTCAAGCAAAAACAGAAGACGGAACTATTGTTGTGTCTACTGCAGATGAACTTGCGGTTGGTGTAGATATGAGCGTTCTAACAGAAGATGGAACGACTATATTGTTACCAGTTGGCACGTACAAATTAGAAGACGGAACAATGGTTAAAATTGAAGAAGAAGGTGTAGTTGCAGAAGTTATGCCAGCAGAAGCAGAAGAAACTGCAGAAACAGAAGAAGTAGAAGCAGCAGAACAAGAACTTAAGCATACTGACGAACACAAATACGCTGATATTGAAGAAAGAATGACAAAGCTAGAAGAAGCCGTAAATGAACTTGTAAAAGAGTTTGGCAAAGACAAAGAAGAAATGTCAGAAGAAGTAGTTTTAGAAGAAGAAACAGAAGAAAAAAGCGATAGCCCTAAAACAGTTACAACAAAAACAACAGAAGTTGTAGAATTTAACGCAGAAGAAGAAATAGAAAAGCTAAAAGCAGAAAACGAAAAGTTAAAAACTGAATTATCAAAAACACCAGCTGAAACACCAATAAACACAAACAAATTTAGCGGTGAAAGGGTTACATTAAGCAGAAAAGAATTTAATAAACTTTCTAGACAAGAAAGGTTTATATACAACTTAAATAAATAATAATTAAAATAATTAAAAATGTCATTAACAACAACATCAAATTTTAGTGGTAAAGCAGCTGGGTTCTACATCAGCGCTGCACTAAAAGAAGTAAAATCTTTAGATTATTTAACATCTATCGAAAACATCAAATTTAAGAGCAACATACAAAGAATGGCTGGTGCAGACGTAGTTAGGAATGCAACGTGCGATTTCACTGCAAACGGAACACTTGCTTTAACTGAGAAAGTATTAGAACCAAAGAATCTACAAATTAACATAGATTTATGTAAAAAAGAACTCTTAGATTCTTGGGAAGCTCTAGAAATGCGTGCTGGTGCTGGTGCGCCACCACCACCATCATTTGAGGATTACGTAATATCTTATATGGGTGAATTAATTGCAGATAGCACAGAATCTTCTATATGGACTGGTGATAATGGAAACGGTGAATTTACTGCTGGTTTTCTAGCTGCAACAGTTGGTTTATTACTTCCAGGTGTTGACGCAACTGTAAACCAATCATCAGCAAGTGCAGCGTATTCTGCAGATAACATTATTGCAAACTTACAAACATTAACTGCTGATATGGCTGCTAATATTTCACCAGTTTTAACTAAAGATGATTTACATATTTATATGAACCCAAAAACATACGCTTTCTACATTAGCGCAGTTTCTACATTAGGTTATGTAAACGCTTACAATATGAACGGTGATTACGAGCCAGTATTTGAAGGGTATAAAATTGCGGTTTGTCCTGGGATGCCAGACAATCAATTAGTTGCAGCACAAAAAAGCAATTTATTCTACGGAACAGATTTATTATCTGACGCAACTAGAATTAACTTGTTAGATATGAGTACATTAGACGGTTCAGATAACATCAGATGCGTTGCGAGATACAGTGGAGGCGTGCAAACAGGAGTTGGTGCAGATATCGTAAGACAATCATAATAAACTAGAAATATGGTAGGGGTGTAAAAACCTCTACCTTAACTTTAAAATAAATAAATATGGCTTT